AGGGAATTTTACCTTGTCCATCGCAGTTGGGTCATCTGATATCACTGCGTAAGCTAACACCAACACGGGCAAACTAAGAATTATCAAAACCGCCTCGTCCTTCCAGTCTGATTGTCGGGCTTCTAACAATTTTCCTTGGTAAGCTTCCTCACCACGAGCCATACGATCGGCATGTAAGAGTTGTGCCTCTGACATTGCCATCTTCGTCTTCTGTTTGTTAGCGTAAATCTTACTTCCAGCAGAGACGGCTAATTTTATTGCCGATAACCACATAAATTAATACGCTTTTGAGTTTCTTTTCTTTTCTGCTAACATTCTTTTCTGACCACCAACTGGCATCTCAGGTTTTCCTGTAGCAATATAGTTAAATGCTTGATCAGCAGTAGTTTTAGATCTAGGATCTACTTCAATACTCTGTTCAGCAACTTTAACATCTTTTATTTTATCAAGCTTTTGCATTTTTGCTCCTTTTTTTGCCTTTTTCTACACCCTTTATAACACCTTTGTTACGAGATGCATAGAAAACTGTTTCACCCTTCTTTTTTCCATATTGTTTCTTCATAGATTTCATAATTTTTTTACCTTTTTCTGTCAATGGCATAATTAATCCTCTATCATAACCTTAGCTTGGTCAACTCCGCTCTTTGCAAGGCTAACTCCAGCTCTTAATTTAGCTAAATCTTCGTTTTGATCTAATTTATCCTCAAAATTTTCTGTTGATTGCATTAATCTTGCTCTTGCAAGGTCTTGTTGAGCCTTATCGTTGTCTTTTTTACGCTCATTTTCCATTGCACGTAGGTCAACTTCTCTAGATTTTAGTTTTAACAATGGATCATTATCAAATTGTGATGTAATTTGTTTTTCTTCCTTCATAAATTCCTCTGTCATTTCTGCAATCAATACAGATTTTCTAGCCTCAACTTGATTTGTAAGTGCTTGTAGCTGTTGTTGTACCATTGGGTTCATTGCTGCTTGTTGTTGCATCAACATCATCTCTCCTAATTGTTCTCTAAACTCTAATTGCACTTGTTCTTGAGCCATTAAACTAATGTGTTCTAAAATATTTTTCTGTATCGCTGCCATAATTGCAGGATTATTTCTAACTATATTAGTTGACATAAAATTTAAGTGAGCTGTAATGTGCGCTCTGTGGTCTTGACCTGGAAAAGCTTGAAAAGGTTTACCAGCTAACGCATTAATATGTTCCATACTTGGATCCATTGGTGCGGTAGGAGCTGGTGGTGGTAAAACTGCATCTACATTTTTAACACCTATCGCTTCATACATGTTTCGATATATTTGATACATGTTATGTAGTTGTGGATTTGACGTTGCTATTTGTAACTGCGTTTGTGCTAAGGTCACTCTTTGTGACATTGAAAATATATTTGGATCTGCAACCGGCATTACATCTATTCTATCGTCAAAGTCTGCTTGTTTAATGTTCCGTGTTCCACCAACCACGTCGTATGGATAATCTGGTGGTAGATATTGTGACACCACTTTAGATAATAATTTAAATTCATCTTTCATAGCAGCGTAACATCTTTTATGGATTGCACTCATGACCCTTGAACCACGTTCCAATAATGCAACTGTTGTACCAACTGCAGCAGCTTGATTACCATCGCCCACTTGCATGTCAGCAATAGCCGCGAACCTTTGACCTGCTTGTACGACGATACCTAATAAATTTAATAATGTTTGAGAAGGTTCCTTGTATGGTAAAGGGAAGAATGCATCACGTAAGTTACCACCCGGTGCATCGACATCTTTAAACTCACCTGGTTGAATAGGAGATGCTTCATCTCTAACTCTTACGCCTCGTTGTTTAAATCCTGCTGGTAAATTTGATAACGTACCTGCATCCAATAATTGACGGAGTGCAGCTGTTGCAGTTCTGCTTAGTCCGCCAATCATGTGGATTAATCCAAAGCCATAAAACCCTAAACCTGGGAGAAATTTAAAATGAACGAAATATTGGATTTTATTTTTCTTTAGATCATTAGGCGCATAATTTCTTCTTATTGCTAAAACTGTTCTACTACCTTCTTCAACAGTTACAATGTATGGTAATTTAATTCCAGTTGGCTGACCATCACCATCTATATCTTCAAAACCTTCTAGGTCTAAGTTTACATGACACTCTAATAAAGTATATATTGTTTCTTGTTTACCAGATTTTTTTGTGCCATCTAATTCTCTTTCTTTTTTCTCTACAGAGTTTTGTTCAACGCTGCTTGGTGGTGCAAGATCCACATCTACATAGAAACCATTAACTTGTTGCTTCCGTAATTCGTTTTCTGACATTTTAACAACATGTATTACAGACTCTGCGTCTTCTATACTTGTCGCTGTATAAGGCACTATCAATTCATCAGCAGGTACAAACTTAGATACTACTCTGCCAAGTGGCACATCATAATAAACTTTTTTAAATGTAGAACCTGCTAATGGTAAATGAAACAACATAGAATCAAACTCCGCTTCGTATTCTTTCATTTGATCCATAATTAAATAATTCATATAATCTTTAACACGCTGCGCTTGTAATTCTGTTTGTGGGTTTTTAATTCCTATAATCTGTGTTCTTACAGGTCCGTCGCTTGGTAATAATTCTTTATACGCTTGTGCTTGAAATTGTGTAACAGCCTCTGCCAAAACTGGATGTGTTGCACCACTTGCTCCTTGAAACGGTTCAGTTCTGTTTTCATATTTAAACCCTAATAAATCTAAACCTTGAGTATAAGATTGTTCCCAATCTTTTCTTGAAGCTTTGTAGTCCATGTAATTATTAACCATATCAGAACCAATTGGTTCTAAAATATCATCGGGTAATATATCTGCTAAATTATCAAAATGATTTTCGGTTCCTGGCACATTGATTGCACCTGGTTCAAAATCTAAAATAGCACCCCCATCTTCTTCTGGTATAACCTCTATCGGTCCTTTATCATCTGTTGATTCTTGAACACTAACTTCTTCTATTTCCTTTTGCGAAGGAATGTCTAACTTTGTTCGAGTGTTCGGAAGACCCTTGTCTATTTCTGCCATTTAATTTCTCCAGTTGAATTGTTTTAACTTGTTTTAATGGAATATTCAACCCTTGAGGGTTAGGACCACGTAATGGTGGTATTGTAGTTGTTAGTTTTTTAACCATTATTCACCTAGCATTAAAGCTAAACCACCTTTAGCTAAACCATAAGCTTTAACTCTACCATCTTGAAAAGGCACACGAGTTATGCCTCCATCTTTAAATTGTTTACTAAGAATAAATTTACCACCTGAACCTTCTTCGCCTTTATTAAGAATAAATTCTAATCCACCGTTATTAAGTCCTTTTCCAAACCTGACATCAAATTCTTCGTCACCTGAAATAAAATCTTTTCCAGCACCAAATTTTAAACCACCACCAAACAAGGGTACTTCACCACCTATGGCTATGCTAGGATCAACCCCAATTATTAAACCTAAATTTTTATTTATTGGAAATGCAGTATCATCTATTCTTATTAATCTTCTAAGAATTTCTTTGACTGCCTCTTTAGGATCGTCTGTTTCAAACTCAGGTTCCATAGGTCCTTGTTTTTTATCAAAATCATATTTAATACTTGATATACCTCCGTTAGCTAAACCTAACTCTCTCATCTCCATTAATATTCTTATAATATTAGAACGTTCTGACATAGCTGCATCATAGTCATCACGAAATCTTCTATTAAATTCTTTTTTTCTCTCGGCTGTAAAATTTTTTGTATATTCGTCAGATAGATCAGACATTAATAATAATTCCTTTTTGGTTTAGCTTCCTTTTGATCAACATAGTCTTCAGGGTGATCGATCAATCCACCTTGTCTAAATCTCATGATGGCTTGTGTTGTTGAATCGACCAAGTCATCATGATCGCCATATGGAAATGCTGCACATTCTTCTATGACTTCCTCAGCAAACTTTTGCTCTGGTGCCCATATCATACCACTTTCAAACAAAGGTGCAACTGCATTTACACGTGCGTGTTTATCATTACCTTTGGATGGTGAAAAGTTTACAACCGGTATGTCCATCTTTCTTAACTCATAGGTTAAAGGCAAACCACTAGCTTTTGCCTCAATAATGACTGTTTCAGGTTTCCAATACCCATATTGTTCAAGGGCTAATCTTCGTAACTCAGGGAACTCGTATCTGCCTTTGATAGCATCGAGAAGAATAAGATTAGCCCCTTCATCCTCACTAGGATACCAAATACCCCAAGTGGTGATTGCTGAATAATCTGCAGTTTCTTTTTTAAGAAACGCAGTATCATAAGATTGTATCACGTGTTGTAATTGTGGTATCTCTTCACCCGTATATTTACGCCACCACTCACGTTTTAATATTGCACCTTCTTCTGCTGTAGGGTTTTGCATCCATTGTGCATTCCATTTAGCAACAGGCAGGGTTGCTTTTACTTTTTCTAATTCATCTAACTTCCAATACTCAGGCCATACAGGTTTTTGGTCCTTTGATCCATGGTCCATGATTGCTGGAAATTCGACCACGTGCCATTGATCAGCCTTAGCCTCTGTTTGATTTTTAACCAACATACCCGTTAGATCTTTTGTACTCCATCTAGTCATAACCAAAACTATCTTACCACCAGGCTGCAAACGTTGACGAGGTCCTGATGTATACCATTCATAGGCTGATTCTAATGCGACCTTAGACATTGCATCTTGTTCAGAGTGTGGGTCGTCAATGATTAATAAATCTGCACCACGTCCAGTGATTGCACCACCAACACCAGCTGCAAAGTATTCACCCCCTTGTGCTGTCTCCCAACGTCCCGCTGCTTTGGAATCTTCTTGAAGTGTCGTCTTAAATATTTTTGCATAGTCTTCGCTATCAATTAGGTTCTTGGCTTTACGACCAAATCGTATTGCTAGTTCACCCGTGTGTGTTGCTTGTATGATCTTGAGCTTTGGCTCACGGCCCACCATCCAAGCCGGTAGTAAGTATGAGGCAAACTCCGACTTGGTGTGTCTCGGGGGCATGTTAATAATTAGCCGATTAATCTCACCCGTAGCTAATTTATTAAATTTGTCTGCAATATGTCTGTGATGGGATCCTTCTACAAAATCAGGCCATACACATTTAACAAAACTTAAAAAATCATTCTTAGCCTTATTCTGTATCTTTTTTTCAGCGTACATAACTTTAAGCTGCAAGAATTGTTTTCTAACATCTGAGGGTAACTTACTTATGTCTACTGTATCCAAATTCATTTAAAATTTTGCAAAATTTTTTTTAGGTCACTATATCGAACGAAAACGTTTTTACCAACCCTAACAATCTAAGTCTTAGCACATGTGCGCAGTATAAGTAACTTTTTTATAGAAAAAGGGGGGATGGGGGTCTTTTAATTTTTTGTTTTTGGCTTTTATTTAGGATCCCTTGATCAAGAACCACGCACCAAGAACCTTAATTTATTACTAATGATAATTTATGATTATCAATAGTAATCACAAAGAACAAAGAACCTTTTTAATCTCGTCATAACCTTGAGCCAATGCCCTTGATTTAAATCCCACTTTTGAAAGTTCACGAACCATTGACCCTTCAAAAAGTTTTGGGGATCTCGAACCTTGCCCCTTAACACAGATGAAGGTGTTTTTTGGGTGTCTAATGTGGAAGGCGATTTGATGAGGAGAAAAGGAAATCTTGTTACCTCTTGCAACTTTTAACTCTAATGTGAAAAAGGTAGAATTAACATTATAACCCAATAGATCAGCAACCCCAAGAATGACAGAATTTTCAATTCTAATCCAACTAATTTGATTAATATTCTTTTTGATTTCGTTATAAAATTTACTTTCATTCTTCATTAATATTTAAAGTAACATCTACATTTAAAGCTCTACAATTTCAAGTTGAAAACACTATATCTTGTGCCTGGAAACCGGTACCTACTATATCCAGGAGCTATAAAAAATAATCTAATATTTTCTTGATTGCTCTTTATTATCCTATAATATCCCAAATATATAAACTTAAAAAAGGAGAAAAATAAAATGACAAACAATAATTTGGAAGTAATAAAACAAGATAATAAAAAATTAAAATTAAATTATTTTGTTTGGGGTACGATTGATGGAGAGACAAAAAGTTTTTACTTAGAACCAAATCAATTAGATGGTTTTATGAAAAAACAAAATCTCTCAAAATCTACGATTGCACAAATTTATTCACTTAAACATTGTCAAGGTTTAGAACTTGCAAAAGGATTTACTATAGAGAGAAGATACTCATTTTGTTAGATCGAAACCCCCTCAAGGGGGTCTTGAGGTTAATCCTCAACTGATGAGATCAGAAACAAAAAAAGGAGAAGAAAATGGAATATTTAATAACTAACAATAAGGACATAAGAGATCATTTTGAAAAGGATTTCTTAAATGTTACAGATGCTAAAAATTGGATAACTAACCATTTAGATTTATCCAAAGAATGGACAATCACCAAAGCAACAAACAAAGCAAAAAAGAAATTAAACTTTGATTGTGCGATTAAACATATGAAGGAAACATTTAAAAAGGGTGACACAATTTATACTCAGTTGATTAAATCCACTCCTAATGGAACAACTTATATTCAATTGAGATATATTAAAGATAATCACCCATTTAATTGTACTTATCATTACTCAGTAATTATGGATCATAAACTTGATGAAAATAATTCTTATTCAATAAGACAATCTTTTGGCAATATGGATATGGGTTTTCACGCAGTTTATTCTTTATGTCGTAAAATTTGGGACGATGGTTATTATTGCCATCATAGATGGTTATAAGATCGAAACCCCCTCAAGGGGGTCTTGAGGTTAATCCTCAACTGATGAGATCAGAAACAAAAAAAGGAGAAGAAAAAAATGAAAAATGAAAACTATATATTATTTAAAGATACTCTTTCAGAGTTGATTAAAAATAATAAATATATCTGTACTTCAGACAATACTAATTATATGGAGATCACAGAGTTAAAAGACAATAAATTGTCAATATGTCCTCAAGGTGGGGGATTTGTTAAATCAATAGATATAAACAATCAAAGTTTCATTGATGATGTAAGAAATGAAAAAATAAAATTTACAAATTCATTTCCTATGAAATGGAAAAAAGTAAAATTATATTTTGATCATTGGGTTTTAGATGATGGAACAAATCATTATATTGAAGGATATGTAACTGACCATAAATGGAATGGTTGGTCAATGCCTATGGTTGAACTCGATCAAATTAAGAAATTTAATAAAATACAAAAAGCAACTAAGTATATGGATGATTTTGCTATTTTTAAAATTATTGATGATAAAAATATTTCAATAAAAGATTATGATGAAGATGAGATTACAATTATTGAAAGATCAGAATTTAATTGTAATGGAAAAACAATTAAAGCCTTTGATGTGTCTTTAGGTTGGATATGGTCAGAAGAAGAAATAAACCCAAAAAAGGAGAAATAAAAAATGAAAAAGTTATATTACACAAATGGAAAATTGGGATTTGATTTTGAAGATTTTTTTATAACAGATCCTTTTACTTCAACTTGTTGTAGATTTGATGTAGATCCTATTAAAGAATATGGATTAACAAAAAAACAAGTCAAAAGGTTTAACAAAATATTTACAAATAGAAATAGAAAGAAAGGGGGTAATTAAAATGGATAAATCAATTGATCTTAAACAAGACAAAGAAACCAAATATCTTTGTTCTTGGAATAATGGCGATATTATTCAAATTCATACAAATAAAACTTTATGGAATGAATATAAAGATACGAATTTATTTGATGATGATGAAGATATGTTGTTTGAAACTATCGGAAATGGTTTTGATAATTTTAAATTTAAAGATTATTTAAAACTATCTAGCAAAGATGAAGATTTCTTAAATGTAAATTTCATTTGCGATAATATGGAAATAACAAGAATAGCATAACAAAGAGGAGAAAATAATGAAAAAATATAAAATAATAATGTCTACAAGTTATGGACACGAAATATACATAGACGCAAAAAATAAAAATGATGCAATAAAACAAGCCAATAAATTAGATCAAGAGGAAATAGAAAAACAATCAAATAATAAATGGGATGTTGAAACTTTTCCTATGATTGTGGATGTTGAAGAGGATAAATAATAAACACAAGATGTTGTGTCCGAGCTTTTGGACACAACTCCAGGTAGTGTTGAAAAATAATGCTTGATTATATTAATTATAGGATTATAAATGATAGAAAAAACAAAAAAGGAGAAAGAAAATGTATAATAGAGAAAGAATAAAAGAAGTGATTGAAGAGTGTTTGCAATATTACACTATGGGAGATTGCACAACTGACAAGGAGGAAAAAAGAAATTTTGTTGAAAGTGTAATGTTGGAGTTGGATAATTCTAATACAATCTTAATAGGAGAGGAGAAAAAATGACTAAATTAACAAACAAAGAAAAAAGAAAACTTTATTTGATTGGTTATAAATCATTTAATAAAAATAGACCTACTCAAGATGAACACGATTTAAAGATGGTTAAAAAAATTAAAGAGTGTTCAAGAGATGGTAAAATTGCAGTTGGTGTAACTAGTCAATATTTTTATGATAGTTACGATTATAATGTTGAGGGTTATGATGATGAAAGAATTTATTATATTCCATCTCATTACACTGCTTACAGACACTTATACAAAGAAATTATGGATGGTGCTGATTGTCCAACTAGTGTGAGAATAATTGAGGAGGGAAGATGAAAAAACTATATGGATATAATTTAAAAGAAAAAAGAAAATTTGTAGTTGATATAGAGGATATTTGCGATTGTATAAATATGGATTATGGATTTTCAGATGATTATTTTGTTTATGTAAGTGAGCAAGATAGAGATTTACATTTTAATCAAAATACAAAGGAGAAAAAATGACTAAACAATTATACAGAGTAGAAAGAGAACGAGTTGTAACTGATTGGTGGTATGTTGAAGCTAATAATGAAAAGGAGGCAAAAACTAAAGCCTTTAATTCAGAAATAGATGACTCGGATTATGGTGACGATATAAAAGTAACAATAAATAAAGTTGAGGAGGAAAAATAAAATGTACGAAGAAATACCAATGAAAGAAAGTAGAATAAAAAATATGAGTATTTTCGATTTATATGATTGGATCGAATACAATACAGATCAAAACTATCACACAGAAAACATTGTTATAATTGCAATGAGATTTGGAGATGATGAAGATATTGAAAATGCAAAATATGTGATGAAAAGACATAATCAAGAAACACATATGACTCAAGATCTTAAGAAGTTTAGAGATTATATTTTTGAAAAGGTTATGTCTAAATTAGATTATAAGGCGAGAGGTTACATTAAAAAAAGACTATGAAAAAAAATTTACCGACTCAAGATAGTGTAAAAAGGCTTATGGAACAGACTTTGAGAAATATCTTGAGTTGTGTAGGTGGAGTGTACTATAATAAATATAAGTTAAGGTTAGAAAGAAAGAAAAAAAGAAAGGAAATAAAATGATAGACTATAATTTAATCTTGTATATTGGTCTGTTCTTACTGATATTTGGATTTATCTTGTTTTTGGTGTCAGAGCTTAGAATCAGACAGATAGATAAGGAATTGTTTAGACAAAAACAATTACATAAATCATTTGTGAAAGCTAAAAAGGAGGGAAGATGAAAGAGTATATAGTTGATATTAAAGGTGTAGTTATTTCAGAAGATGAGTGGAAAGATACCACAATTACAATTACTAGAAATGGAATATCAGATACTTTAGAGTTTAATAAATCAGATATAGTTGAAACGAAAGAAAGTGAGGAGTAATGAAAATAGATCATAAGAAAGTAGAAAAATTAAAATCTTTTAATGGTGTTAAATTAAGAGGAAACGAAACCTTTGATGAGTTACTTGCTATCGAAAAAAAGAATATGTTGAAAGGCACGATTATTTGTAAGGCTAAAAAGTGTAATAATTATTTATATAAAAATCAAAGCCAAATTAATTCAGAGTATTGTTCGGAGTGTGTGTAATGCAAGATAAAAACGAAATGATTAATTTAATTGGATCTAAAACAAACGAACCAATCAATAAAAAATTAAGTTTACAAATTTTAGGTATTCTTTGTGAGAACAGAAAATCAATAGGAGTATTTAAAAATATGCTTGTTTCTGATCTAAGAAATAAAATAGTTGAAATGAAAGAATTTAATTTAGGAGAAACAAGAGATAAACAAGATTTAAATATTAGGATTGAGTTATATAAACTTAAAAATAAGGGTTATGTAAATTTTGAAAATTATAAAAAGGATAGATACTCAGTTAAATCAAATTTAAAAGGATTAGAATATTGTAAAAGTTTAGCGATAAATCAATTAATTGACGAGGGTATAACGAAAGACCAACTTAAAAATGTAGAGATAGTTGAAGACGATGAATTATGGGTAGGTGTAACATATTAATGAGAAATTGTGAAAATTGTAATCTCTGTTGTAAGTTACCGGAAATACCATCAATAGATAAAAAATCTTACTCTTGGTGTAAAAATTGTGAAATTGGTGTTGGTTGCAATATTTATAACAACAAACCAAAAAAATGTAATGAATTTACTTGTGCTTATTTAGAATCTTTTACTGATTTAAAACCTAATAAAGTTGGTTTTATGATTTTTCCTCAAAACGAAATGTCTTACGAACATAAAGTTTTTACGGTGTATTGTGAGGAGTTCAAATTACAAAATTTTATAAAAAATATTAAAAAAGATTGGAAAATGCAAAGAATGATAAAAAATAAATGGGCGTTCCACATTCGTTACAATCAAGATGATGATAAATTAGCGATATACGATCCCAATGCATTTGATGATAAATTAATTTTTATAAGTAGAAAGGAGGTTAAAAATGGCAGAAAATAAAATTTTTACAGATGCTGAAATTTTAAAAGCATTAAATAATATTAAAGAAATTATCGAGTCACAAAGAGAATTAAATAAAATTATCGATAAAAGACTTCAAGCCTTAGAAAAATTTGCTTTGGGAACAAAGTAAAGTTATTAGGGGGTGTTTCGCTCCTACACCCCTAATAATCCCTAATATATCCTGGAGGTAAAATTAATTTTTCTTCTTTATTTGGTTTCAAAACGACTCGTAGTGAAGAGTCTAATGGGTTATTACTTTGATGTACCTCTATCCTCTTAATTTCTTCTAAATAACCTTTTTTAGTCATAATGTAAATTTTAGCATCACTAACTGCATTACCTCTACGACCATTCTGACCTTCAGTAAATTTTTCTAAATATTCTTGTAAATGCTTGACGTACATAATTATTTGTTTCTAAAAATTACTATCATTAATGGTTTAATGTAACCTATTTTAGTTGGATCGTCTTCAGTTCCATCATCATGACCAAACCTAAAACCTTTTACCGGTTTTCTTAAAAATCTAACCTCACAATTAGGGTTATGATATATCCACTCATGAAAATATTTAGTGTGTGTTGAAGATGGAAGAAGAAAAACACCAATAAAATTTTTAGTGTGGTAGGCTTTTTCTACAAATTTTCCTATTTTGCCATCAAATAAAGGGTGTATGTATGCAACCTCACCAGACCAATCTTTAGTTAAGCAATCATCATCAATAGTGTAATATCTAGGCAATAAATGGTTGCTGTGTGATGCGCAGCAATCGATTGTAAAATTAAATTCTTTAGTTAAATCCTGCCAAATATCTTTTGGTGTTCTTAAATATTTCATTATTTTAGAACATTGAAAACTTAAATTAGTTTTGTCGTGTTTTAGTTCTTCTTTAGTTTTCATTTTTTGTTAATTATATCTGTAAGCTCAGCAATTATTTCTTTGTAACCATCTATTAAATTTTGTAGTTGAATAACTTCAGATTTATATTTATTTAATTCAAAAATTTCTTGTTTTTGCATTTTTACTAAGGTCTTATATCCCTCTAAAACATCGTCTTTCATATGTTGACTTTATATGTAAGTTACCCTAAAAAGTCAACTATGGGCGTTCCTAAGAGATTAACAGAGATGCAACAAAGATTTGCTGAATTTTTAGTGTTTGGAGATGAGAATGGTCCGATGACTAAAACAGAGGCGGCTCTCAAGGCAGGTTATTCTCCAAAAAGAGCAAGGCAAGAAGGATCTGAGCTTACTAACCCTAAATTGTCACCACTTGTAGTGAAACACATAGGTGAGTTGAAAGAAGAAAGATTAAAAAAACACGAAGTCACTTATGATGGACATATTTCTGAACTAGCGAGATTACGAGAGGCAGCACTCAAGAAAGGATCTTTTTCATCGGCAGTTAATGCAGAAACAAATCGTGGTAAAGCCGCCGGTTTATATATCGATAGAAAAATAATTAAAACAGGTAAGTTAGAGGATATGTCAGAGCAAGAGTTAGAGGCAAAGATGAAACAAATTTTAGATGACTATTCACAGATAATAGATGTAACACCAACTAAATCTTCTGAATCTTCTTCACCCAAGCTCGTGGGATCATCGTCCGATCCCCAAAAGTAATCCCATCTTCATCTTGATCATAAGATGCAAACAACTTTATAGATTTATTATCTTTGGAGTATAACCAACCTTCATTTACCGGTCTTGCTAATTTCATTTTATCGAACTCTTTTTCAGTAGCCCAGCCAGAGTCACTGACACAATCAATCCACTCCACTCTGACTTTAGGAAAAGGTATATCGGGAGAGCTATCAGATGCAATTCTTTTTCGTCTTTTCTTGGGCATGTATAGGTTTATATCACAGATTGATTTATTTAAAATATGCTTCGCGTACGCGATAGCGATTTTGTATTAGTACATATTAATATGTACCAAAAAACAAAAAGTGTACCATAATTTGTCCTATAAAAAGCCTTATTTTATGCCAAAAAACTACTAAAAGTACACAAAGTACACTTTATTTCATAAAATAAAAAAATATTTTTTTAATCTGTAAAATAAAACTATAGTATTTCTTTTTCTGCCTCTTTTTTGCCATAATATTTCCTCATTACGGACAATTTATCCTCTGCTTCAGAAATAATTAGTAACAATTTATCTATTTCACCAGTTATATCTATATGTTCTGGTATAATTATATTGTTTTCATTAAAAGAGTTAATCTTATACAATGAGTCCTCGATTATTGCTTCATATTTCTTAAAAAGCGCTCTAAATAGTGCATCATTCATCGTTCCATTCCTCCATTTCCGTGTTTCCATCTTCATCTTTATACAAAATCCACGACTTCTTACCATCAAAATAGTAACCATCTATTTCACGTTTCATTTAAAATCCTCCTCTGTTATGTTTACTTTGGCTCTTTCTTTTTCATCGAATTGTAACTCATGGTACATATCCAATCTTTTTAAAAACTTATGTTTATAGCTTCGTAATTCATGGTCCGTGATCCGAAATTCTTGATAATATAAGTCTTAT